CGCTGCCGCAACCGCTGGCGCCGCCGTCATCGCCAAAGGTCTCATCGACAGCGCCTCAGATCTAGAGGAAGTCGCATCAAAAACCTCAGTCATTTTTGGTGACGCCAATGATCAGGTCACCAAATTTGCTGAAAATGCCGCCAAAACTCTCGGCCAGTCAAAAACCGCAGCACTGACCGCCGCCTCAACATTTGGTGTGTTCGGTAAGGCCGCAGGACTGACAGGTAAGGATCTCGGCACGTTCTCAACAGACCTGACAGCGTTGGCGTCAGACCTGGCGTCATTCGCCAACACCTCACCTGAGGAGGCTGCGCTGGCTCTCGGTGCGGCCTTGCGTGGCGAGTCGGAACCCATCCGCAAATACGGCGTCATGCTCGACGATGCGGCATTGAAAGCCGAAGCACTGGCAATGGGCATCTATGACGGTGAAGGTCCACTGAAAACGCAGCAAAAGATTCTGGCGGCACAGTCAGCCATATTCAAGCAGACCAGCGACGCGCAGGGCGATTTCTTGCGCACCTCTGACGGTGTGGCTAATCAGCAGCGCATCATGGCAGCAGAGTTTGAGAATGTGAAAGCCTCACTCGGTAAGGCGCTGATCCCTGCGTTTTCAGCAGCGTTGGGTTTCATCACGAACAAGGTGATACCGATTTTTTCAAGCCTGGCGAGCATCATCGAGAAGGATGGCCTGTCTGGTGTCATTGAGAAGGTGAAGGAAAAACTGCCTGAGTTACAGGAAGCGTTCGTGAAATATGCGTCGGCTGCGTGGGAGTGGATCAAAGACGCCTATCCGCCAGCGTTGAAAGCCCTACTCGGTTTCATCTATGAACTCGGCCAATGGTTGCTGAATACAGGGCTGCCGTTCATCGCAGAGAAACTCGGTGAAGGTGCGAAAGCGTTGTGGGAATGGATACAGAAGGCTGCACCGCCAGCCCTGCAACGCCTCGGTGAATTGATCGGTGACCTGGCGAACTGGATGCTCGATGAAGGTTTGCCGATGATGGTTGACAAACTGATCCAGTTCGGCAATGCGTTTGTCGATTGGATCAAACCGCTGATCGTGCCGATGTTGCAGAAGTTGGGCGAACTGGTTGCAACAATTTTGACGTGGATAGTCACCGATGCAGTGCCGAAACTTGCGGCGCAGGCATACAAAATTGGTGGTGCATTGTTGGGCTGGTTGGCTGATTTGTTACCTCAGGCGGTCATCGGTATCGGCAAGTTTGTTGCGCAGTTGGTGCCGAAAATCCCTGGACTATTTTTCAGTTTGATCGCCGAAATGGTTTCACTCGGCGGGAGATTGGGTGGCGACCTCGTTTCGGCGTTGGTTGATGCGTTGAAAGGTTTGGGCAGTAAGGGCCTCGACGTAGGCAAATCATTTGCGAACGGAATCATCAGATTCATCAACGCCAATGTGATCAACAAAATCAACGACCTCCTAGAATTTGAGATCGGTTTACCTTTCGGCAAAAAATTCACGGTGAACCCTCCTGACCTGCCATCAATACCCGAACTCAAAAACGGCGGCATCGTCAATTCGCCAACCCTGGCCCTCATAGGAGAGTCAGGAACAGAGGCCGTGATCCCGTTGTCACGTGGCGCACAGTACGGTCTCGGCGGTGGTGGTGGCGGCAACACAATCAACATCACAGTGACCAGCGCCGACCCCAATGCGGTTGTCAGAGCGTTACAGCAGTACGTTCGCCAGTCAGGTCCTGTGCCTGTGAATACTAGAGCGATGTGATGACCAAGATCGTCTGGAGACTTTCACGATCTGTGCCGTCGTCGGTGGATGTTACGACCTCTGTGCTGTCGTTCTCGTACACGCAAGGACGGCAGAACTATCTTGACCAGTACAGCGGAGGCACACTCTCAGTCACTCTCAAAAACCAGACGGACGTTGCGCAGTACTTCACCTTCAACTCCGTCTGGATTCTTGCCGATGATGCGACCAGCAGCGAACAATATTTCTGGTGCCAAGATGTCACGTTTAACGATTACCCTGGCAACACAGGACTCTCCACGATCACAGTGAGCCTCGTGGACGTGCTTGCCCGTAACGGTCGCAATGTCGTTTCCAATGTCGTCCTAGCGCAAGATGACACGATTGACCAGTTGCAGACTTTGTGGCGCACATCTCCCTATCAAATCGGCGACTTTGACGGTGTAGGCCCTGGATCATCTACGGCAGCAGGAATTACTTACTCGGGCTCAATGCTTAACTATCTGAACTTGATTGACTCAACCGAAAAAGGGCTTATCAACTTTTACGGCCCGACAGCGTTTATGACTAGACGAAACTCCGTTTATCTGACGACCTCAGGGTTCAGTTTCACTCGAAACGCGACCAGTGCAACAGCGATCTCCTACTACGCATTCGGTCACGACAAAGCAGGCCTGAACTTCATGAACAATGTGACCGTTAATCCGAACGGGCTCGCATCACAAACCGCGACAAACTCGACTTCACTCACTGCATACGGAAACGCTGCACAGTCCGTCTCAACAGTGGACGCAACGACAACACAAGCCCTCGGCCTGGCCGAATGGCTTGCAGATTCACAAGCCGATCCCGAAGCACAAACTTGGTCTATTGGCTTCCAAGACATCTCACAAGACCAGACGATCACTGAACGATGGGTAGAGACGATCATGAACACGATCGGCAACGGTCGCCGAATCTGGAGTCTTGTCTATCGAGTCCCTGGAGCAGGATCAGACACAACTCTGCTAGTCGCCATAGAAGGCGTGACCATGAACGCCACACCAGAAAAAACAGACTTCACCGTCTATTTCTCACCTGCGACGTACTACCAGTTTTTCAGCCTTGACTCATCGGAATTCGGTATCTTAGACACCAGTCGTCTCGGCTGGTAAAGGAGCATTATGGCAATCAATCCAAACACAACGTTCTCTACGGGCCAAGTGCTCACGAGTAATTCAGCAAACCGATGGCCTCGTGGAGTCATGGCTTTAGCGACCTCGACAACCAGTTACACGTTGACGACAACTGAAACTATTGCGACAGGTATGACCGCCACTTTCACAGCGGTCGCTAGTCGTTACTACAAGATCACTTATTTTGAGCCTCAAGCACAGACGTCAACCGCTTTATCTAATACGACACTAACAATTCGACAAACTAATGCAACTGGTACAGTGTTAAATAACACTATTCAGTACAAAGAAGCAGCAACACTGACTCAAAATGGAATGATCGTTATTAGTAATAACACGTTTACGGCTGGCTCAGTCACTGTCGTCGGTTGCGCAAAAGTCAGCGTAACAACAGGCGCGCCTGCTCTAATTCGTGATGCGACTCGTACTGCTTTCATACTTGTAGAGGACATAGGACCAGCATGATTTATCAACTAGAAAACGATGAAAACGACAACCCGAAAATTATGCGAATGATTCGGGATCAACTGCTCAAAGACTCCGACTGGACACAACTTCCAGACGCAACTTGCGACCGTGAAGCATGGGCCGCATACCGTCAAGCCCTCCGTGACTTCCCTGCTTCATGGACTGAAGGCCCGACCGCAGAGTTTCCTGATACACCATGAAAACGCTTGCCGTGATCGCCGCTCTTGCAGTCCTCCTCATGTTCGTTGTTACAGGGTGTAGCGACCGCACTCGACACACCTGCGAACAACAAACCCGAAAGTGACTAATTATGACCACCTACCCTGTGTTGCCGATCATCATGCCAACCGATTTGGCTGGCGCCAAAAATGGTGAACTCCCCGCAAGCGTGTTGCGAAACATCAAGGCACCGAATGGTCAACTGCACCGCCTCGCCGCTACCGCCTGGAATGCCATGCAACTCGCCGCCTACTTTGACGGAATCGAATTGAAACACGTCGGCGCATACCGCCCGTTCGATCAGCAGATCAAACTGTTCCGTGAAAGGTACACAGGTACACCGACAGGCCGCACGCCGCAAGTGACCCGCAACTATCAAAACACCACCTGGTATCTCAAAAAAGGCATGGCGCCAGCAGGCACCCCTGCCACCTCGAACCACGGGTGGGGACTCGCAATCGATGTGGCCAGCGCATCAGGCAAACGCCTTGAATGGTTACTCGGCGACGGATTCTCAACCAGCAACGCCCTCAAATTCGGCTTTTCATGGGAAGTGAAAGACGGTGCAAACGCTGAGGCATGGCACATTCGGTATGTGTGCGGTGACAAACTGCCACAGGCAGTGCTCGACGCCGTTGCAGCCTTTCCCACACTTGACGTGCGGTGACACGGGTCCTGCGCCGAATAGCACGCGCAACATTCGCCGCCGTCATGGTGCTGGCGATATTTGCGCCAGGTGCACGCGCTGAAGGCGACGCAATAACAGTGACCGCGTGGCGTGTCACCGATGGTGCATTCAGTGTTGGCGACCGTGATGATGTTTGTGCATCGTTCACGGTACCTGACATCAATTTTGAATACGGCGGCGGTCTCGTCGCCGAATGTGACTATGACGGCGTACTGGTCAGGTTCTCTGGTGTGTTCACATTGGACCGTGAAACGCTGATGGTGGTGGCCCATGATGACGGTGCTGCATTGTTGTTGAACGGCAACTATGTGATCGACAACTGGAGTGATACGGGTTGCATGTGGGATTTCGTGTGGCTCGAAGCGGGCACGTATCCGTTCGAGTTGTGGTTCTACGAAAACGGCGGTGGTGCGTGCATCGGTTTGTTGCAGGCATCACCGAACCAGGATGCGTATACGCCTCTCACACCTGACCAGTTCAGCCCTGTCACCACAACAACGACCGAACCCACGACAACGACCGAACCCACAACGACCACCGAACCCACAACTACCACCGAACCGACGACCACGACCGAACCGACAACTACCACTGAACCGACGACAACCACTGAGGTGACGACATCGCTACCACCCGAAGCATCTACGACGACGATCCGCACAGAATCGCCTACCAGCGCGCCCTCGCCTGGCACCACACTGCCGCCCTCATCACCGCCCGCCTTGACCACGACAGCGCCACCGACCATCCCAACCACAACAACCGTGGCGTCGACAACATTGCCCACAACGACCACCCCAACAACTAGCATCAACCCTGAAACAACGACGGCAGCAGAAACAACAACAACAACGACAGAAAACGAAACAACCACAACGCCGAACGAACTGCCACCACCGCCACCGAACGATGCACCCGAAAATGTGAAGGAAGCATTTGAGGAGGCGGTGAACATTTATGGCGGCGGGTACGACGACTATGTGCCAGCAGGTTCATCGGTCACCGTGGCCCAACGGCGCACCCTGGTTGCTGCGGTTTCTGTTCTGCAATTTGTGCCAGCCCTACAACCGAAAGCCCGTCGCCGCCCATGAAACTCTCAGATTTCCTCGCCTTGATCGTGATGGCAGGATCGTTGGCGCTTGTGATCATCACCCTGTCAGGGGTGACACAGACACAAGCACTGTGGATTGCTGGTGTGTCACTATTGGCGCAGACCATCGCAACGGTTCTGACTAAGGATTCAAAAGAATGAAAACGATTGCACTCAGAATTGTGGCCACATTCATCTATTCAGCGATGAGCATTGTGGGTGGCGCATCCGTATTGGGTGGCATCCCTGTGTGGAAGGCTGCGGTGCTGGCAGGTATCGCTGCGGCGTCGCAAGTGCTTGAACGGTTAGCGCGTGCGTATGCCGACGACGGTCGTATTTCCCGCAGTGAAATTGATGAGGCGTTCGGTACGGGTGAATGATGTCAACGTGGATTCCTGTGGTTGTTGCAATCATCGGTGGTGGCGGCCCTATCGTGGCACTGATCGCACGTTTGGATCGTAAGAATGACAAGCAGCACGGCGACAATGCCGAAATGCTGGCTCGTATCGAAAACAAAGTGGACAATGTTGGTGAACGGATAGCAGGCCATCTGGAATGGC